TTGACATGTCATGGATAACTTTCTAATTTTATTATGTTCATTAGGATTATTTGGTCTATCATAAGGTTTATCCCAACTATCACAATGCCAGTCGTAATATTGATTTAATTTATATTTAGTAAATTGACATGATTCAGAAAAATCCCAATCAAAATTCCAACCAGCATTTTTATTCGCCACATGAACATATGGATGTAGTTCTCTATATATCCAACTATCATTTAACCAAACTAAATCAGAATTTCTTTTTCTTTTTAAATCTAATACTTCTTGTTTGTTTAATGGTTTTTTATCTAGATCTCTATCTATTCCATAACCACCAGTAATTGCCATTGTTTCTTTTTGTGCATTAGCATATTTAATCACTTCATCACAAAATTTAGGTGTTAATGCAGATTTAAAATACCAATAATAATTAGATATATTCATACGTTATAGTTTGCACAAAATTTAAACTATCCTTTTGATTATTGGTTAAGTAATACATATTAGTTGATGGAAACATTATAAACATATTGTTTTTAAGTGGTATATCCCAACTTCTTCCCTTACGTCTGTTATCTTCAAAATGTATTCTAACATTACAATCTTTAACTTTTACACCATATAAGAA